TGCGTTGTTCGCTTGAACCTGCGCTTGATAGTTTGCGGACGCCTTCTGCGCTTTGGCTTGTTGGTACGCTCCAAAGGTTTGCATGGCAACGCTTGCGGCCATAACTATTGCGGTGATGCACATTGCTGTATCTCCTTTGCGTGTAATGACCCGGCGTCTGAATAGCCCAGCCGGGTTAGCAGATCAGCAGTGCGCTGGTTAGCGACCCCCGCAAAGACCGCTAGCTTGATCATGTCGCACTGCACGTCCGGGGACATACACCACGCTTCAAAATTCTTAATTAAACGAATACCCCAAGTTCCCTCGCGGTGGTCAGGGTCAATGTAAAAACCTAAGTCACTGCCGATATGACACTGCACAAAGTCATGGGTAGCGACTTGCCCCACAAAGAAACCGCGCACTGTGCCGTCCACTTCAAAAACTTCTGCGAATACCGCGCTGTCCCCCAGTATCTGGTTAAACACATATTCGGATCGCCCCTCGTTAAGGGGAAAGTTCGCCATTATTCCTTGCGCTGCCATGTCCCGGCATAAGTCCAACACCTGTGGAATATCCGTTACCGTCATGTCTCTAATTTCGCGCAACATTAGTTCCCCCCAACAATAGCGTCAGGGATGACGCTTAGTATAGTCAGTGGCATCGGGTCATCTTGCACAATCACGAACTGCCCGTCTTTCGCCCATGCAGGTTTTAACGTGGTGTCTTTGTCCCCGGTGTATAAAACACGGGGCTGGCCAAACGTACCGGGAACGCCAAATTTTACTTCGCGCAGCGTGTCGGTGTCTGGGCCTACTTTTAAACCCATCGTCTTTTCTGTCCGCACGGTCAGGCGGGATATCTTTTTGTCTCTTGCTTGGATCGTTGTGCCGTCCCCTGATGGAACGTTTAATCGTAATGTCTGCACCTTGGAAGAATACGGCAGTCCTAAGTGAATGCGGCTAACTTTGTTCGGCAGGGTTACCGCGCCGTTTACTACAGTCAATGGGTCAAGCACATCGCCGTTGGCCGCGCCTGTAATAGTCTGGCCTTCTAAGTGCCACAGTCCCGAAATATTTGTAATTGCTTTGCGGACTTTACCGCCGCTGCTGTACGCAGCAAGCGCAGTGCCGTTCACGGCCACATTGTTTGCCTTTAGCGAAAACGTGTTTGTAGACACGTCAGCTACCGTAAAACCGTTGCGGTTTAAATCGGCTTGTAGGGCAACGCCTTTGGTCACTGAGGTATCCACCTTTAGAATTTCTGATATATCTACTGTATCACCATTTGCTAGCCCGTGACTAGTCGCAGTAATTACCACAGGGTTTGCCTGCGTGTAACCGCTAATTGCACCGGGGACATCGTAAGTCAGCCCGGCGTCCACATAGAAGGCGTCTTCTAACTGTGTGTAAGACCGCTCTTGCTGGCGTTCTATATATTTAACTGATTGCCCACCGATAGACCGCTCAACAACAACATACAAAACGTGCTGGTTGTCTTCCTCTACAGTCGCGCACGAAGAAAAATCACCGCGTGTTTCGCTGGTAGTCCAGCCAAAAATCTCTTGCTCTTTTAAATAGGTTAAGTGCAACAGCCTGCCGTCACTGCGCACACAATGCGCGACACTGTCGGGGGACTGCGCAAACGCCCAATCTGTAATACTGAAGCCTTCAAACAGATGCCGGGCTAGAATAGAGATGTCGTTGCCTGTGTAGCTGTCTGTCTCGTATCGGTAACCCAAATCGCGGATAACCTGCCCCGGTTCAATGAACAGCACGTTTGCCCCAGACACTAACGGCTGCACTTCTGTAGAGCCGTAGTATGTTTGCGGGATCACCTCCACAGATGACGGGGTCAAAGCCGCGCCGCCTGCACCGCCAAGTTCCCACTCACCGCCACTGGTCAATACGATCAGCTGGGCCAAGGGGATCATGTGCCTAATTTCGTTTACTTGCATACTTGCAATTGTCAGGATGATCGCATCGTCATCCTTTACTGGATTAGACGTGGCCATGTTTGATATGTTGGCGGTCTGTGTCATCCAAATACGTTGTGGATAAGTGTTAGAATTAGCAAAGACCCGGCGTTGATTGTAAAACGCAACGGTGGACGGGTAGTAATTAACTTGTAAAAACGGGTTGCGGACACGCGGGGGTGTGTCTGTTAATTCAGTGTCGATGTTCTTGTCTGTAAAAGTGGTCACCTCAGTGGACCCGATAAAGCCAAACGTGCCGTTGTCATCACGGTAGACGTGGTACAGGCTGACACCGTCTGCAGCCGTCCAGCTGATAACGTTGTTGGGTTCAGCTGCGCCGTTGGTAATCTTAATAAAGGCAACACCTAAAGTTCCACCGCTGTCATACGCGGTGTAGGTAGTGCTGTTAACAGGAACCATGCTGGTGTCGTTTAGAGTTATTGTCGTACTAGTGGGGACTGTGCCAACGCGATAACGTCTGTCGTTTAGTTCAGTCATGCCTGCCACGTCAGCAATGTTTATTTCATCACCAATAGCTAAACTGTGTGCGCTAGATGTAGTCACCGTGCAAACGTTAGTTTGCGAAGCGAATGTGATTGTAAACGTTGCGCTAGTACCGCGCAGGCTTTCTTCATCAGTATCAGCGTTAACAGCTGTGACAGCGTACTTAGTTGTCTCTGACCCAGTGCTGGTAACTGTCACCGCAAGAGCAGTCGGAAAGGCTTGCGTTGGATAAAACACAATTGGCCCTATAGACCATGCGTCATGGTCAGTCCGGGTGAGTTCTTGGGGCGGGTAATCTGGATGGCAAAGCGTCATCACATCAGCTGACTGCACATATTTTAATGCGCGTAATGACGCTGCCGGGTAAGGTGTGGTTAACTCAAATATTCTGCTAGCAGTGCCACCGCTGGTGAACGTGGTGTAGTTAGTGCTGTTAATGTCTGTCCCTGCCGTGCCATCTAATGTCTGCAAGCTAAACGTAGTAGTGCTTAACACAGTTATGTTAAACGTGCGCCCATTTAATTGGGTCATGCCGCCTACGCCTGCCATGTACACTTGATTGCCGCTAGCTAAACCGTGGGCGCTGCCTGTAGTAATTACGCAAGGGTTGGCCTTAGTCGCGCCAGTAATGGGGTCGATGCCGCTGCTTTCCAGCACTTGGCCACCATCTTTAATTACGCGGACATAGTAATCGCCAAACTCTAAAACGTAGGTTTGTTCGGTGTTAAAGGCAAACGGGATCAACCGCACGTCTTTGCTGCTGTCTTTGACTTGGGCTACATATTTAAAACCAGTGCGGTTTGACATGCCGCCGTGAACACGCACAAGCATGTTAGTCGCTTGCGCCACACTGCTTTTGTACTTTGAGATGTCAACACGCGCCGCAACCGCCGGGGATATCTCGCCGCCACTTAGACTTGTTTGTATCAGCTTTGGCATAGTAGTCCCTTATGAATTAAAAACTGTTTTGACGTGTGTCCCTACTCGCGCAGTGATCCAGCTTGCTTCTGGAAAAGAAGGTTCAATGCCTTCGCTGCTATCGCCTTCTAAGGCGCTGTTCAGTGTTAATTGCGCTTGTTGCGCTAGTTTAGTGGCCAGCCCGTTATCCCCGGTCAGCGACATAGCAACGCTAGACGCAAGCGCGTAGGAAAACGCTATAGTAAATTCGGTGTCAAATTCTTGTGGGTCTGTGACCCTGCTGACAAAAACAAGTTCAACGTCTGCTTGGTCAGTAAAAATGCAGTATTGATCAGCCGCGTTGCGCCCGGTTTCATACTGCAGCGGCGGTGCATCTCTGCCTGCCGGGTTAGTCAGCCCTAAAATACGCAGCGCGTCTACAGGGTATAAATACATGTATGTCCACAGCCCCGGTACTGTTCCAGACAGGGCTGCGGGACTGACGTACTTTTTCGCAAAATTCCACGGGTGTGCGCGTAGCATTTGATCTCTGACATGCGTAAACATCAGGTTTACCTGTTCGGCCTCTGTGCTGGCTTCAGTCAGCGAGGAAATGTCAAAACGATCCCCTACATGTGCCAACGCCATACGCGCAATTTCAATGTCAGATGCCATGTGTTACTCCAGTTCTAATTCTTCTGGTTCGTTCAACTCATCCACCAGCTTTCTGGCTTCAGCTTTCTTTAAATTATCCCCAACAAGGTCACCCCTGTTAAATACATCATATCGACCATGCCCCTTGTGGATCATGTTAGCCATGGTTTCCGGGTCAGGTTCCGGGGCGCTCTCTTTTACACCTTCAATAATTACAGTGTCGGAGGGAAGCATCCCTTTGTCTAAGTAAGTATCAGGCAGTTCGTGCGTTGTGTCAGCCTCATATAAGATGCCGTTCTCAGCAAAGAACCCCTGTTTAAATTTCGCTCTCATGTTTCACTCCCGTAAAAAGGTGGGGTGAAGGTTAATAATAACCCTCACCCCTAGTTACTTAGTTGGTTGCGTCAGGATACGCAGTCCAGCCAGCTGGGTCATAGGTCAAGAATGCGTCCATAGCGCCAGCGGTAAGTGCCGCTGCTGCTGTGGTAATCTCAACACCAACAAACTGTTCGTATGCTTTACCCATTGGGATAGGCATAACAAACCGCTTGCCTGCGACTAAGTCTGCCTTTGGCACGGGGCCAGTAGACATGTGCTTAGTCTCAGTACCGTCAACCGCGATTGCCGCTTGTGCGTCTGACACAAGGTGGAAATCTACAGTGGCAGAACCACCGCTGGTCACTGCAGTTGTGATCTGAATAATCAGATACAACGGTTGGCCCATACCAACATTGCGGCTGCTGTCAAAGTTGATCACATCACCCTGCAAACTTGTGCCAGTGCCTGTGGTTAGCGTTGTAGCATCGCAAAACTCTAGTCTTTCATCAATAATCATCTGGTTGCTCCTTTCGATTAGCTGATGGTTGCTTCGTTGACTTTAAGCGCGTCTACCCGGCGTACTGGGTAACCGCCCCATGAAGTCTGCATTGTGCCACCCACGTTATCCATGGTCAGTGTAGAAGAACTGACTGCAGATGATGTTTGGCGTTGCAGCATGGATAGCATGGAACGATCCATGTACCATACACACCGACCCAAAGACGCAGGTAATTGCGTAACGGCTTGGTGCATGAGGTCGTTAAGACGCGCCCCAGATGCTGCGTTGTAAGTCAATGCAGAACGGTCAATGTTTGCGATACGCACAACATAACGCCAATCGCGGACAGATAAGCCCACATCCCAGCGATAATGTGAACGATACGCTTGCATAC